AGCAAAGGTGTACTGCTGGTAGAACTTCATCTCTAATACATCTCGGTCCATCTCATCGAGCTTGGACAAGGCGCGGCGAATATCAAAGAGTTGGATAACATAGTTACCACCCTCGGCAGGATTGCCTGTGCCAGATACCTTCTCGCCGTCTGTCCTGGTAGTCGAGACAACATCTTCCCAGACAAAGGGCAACAGTTCAGAGAGAACAATAGGTGTGTAATACTGCTCATCGCGTAACTCATAGCCCAATGACTGAGCCTTGATACGGCGGCAGTAACGATCAGCATGGCGGTTCAGAGTCTTGCCTAAGTGGCGCACGCCTGACTTGTATTCTTCACTATCCTTCGGATGATCGAGCCACGCTTTGACCTTATCCTCGCGGCGCACTACCCACACCAAGCACTCTTGGCGTACATCAGCCACATCAAAGTAGGTATGGAAGCGGCGGTGTACCTGACGGGCTACGGTAGTAGCAATCTCGGTAGCTTCATCTATCCATTGGCTCATTGAATTAAACTCTCTGGTGAGTGTAGATACTCTTGGCGTACTGCATAGACAGGGCTACGCATTTTCTCATCAAAATACTTTGGGTCTTGTGCCTCATAGCCATACATCCAGCCGTGGATATTGGCGGTGTAATGAGTAGGCAAAGTAACCAAGAGATACTTACGCTCAGGGTTATCGTCTGCCACGATCAGTAACTTGCCTGTGGCATAGGCAGTAGTGCGTACTTCAAACTCTCCCACATCGCCCTGCTTACGCTCACTAAAGAGCGAAAAAGGAAACATGTTAAGCCAGCGAGCAACTGCAATCTCACCAAGGCAACCGCTAATCTCACGGGCTACCTGCTCTACCCATGTGGGAGCAGCACCCTTTGATGCGTCATTACCTTTGGCACGATTGTAGTTAAAGCGAGCTGACGCTTCGTTAGTAGCGAAGGCAACATCACCAGGAGAGAGTTTGATGACTACCAAGACCAGCGTTTCCCATCAACAACAAAGGCATTCTTTACAATGGGAACTAACTGCGGATACACTTCCGTGCCTTCAACATGAAGGATACCAAAGCCCTGATTCCATGTGAACAAGCCAGCCTTAATGTACTTGGCATGCTTGTAGTCCATGAGGTTACCGACTTCCATACCCCATACAGTTTTAGTGTGAGTAGCCACCGCTTGTGTATGGTGAGCAAGACCCATACGGTGTGTATGTCCGCACACTACAGACATACCGCTACGCTTGGCTAAACCAAGAGCAGTAGCGCCAGGGGTAGGCTGAACATTCCCCTCATCTCCGTGTAGCATGATCCAACCTGGAGCCAATTCGTATGGCTCATGGTGATAGGTGATGCCAAGTTCATCGAGCTTCAAGAACTTCTCAATCTCTAGTTCAGGCAATCCTAAGAAGCCTGGAGCCTTTGATCTGATCTTGTTATAGAGACGGTCTGAGTGATTAGAGCGAGAGATATGCTCGATCTGTAATTCTTCTAGCAGTTTGACGGTGATGTCTCGGTGCTTGCCGATATCGTACTTCCATTCGCCAGGGCCGCCTTCTTCCCAACGGCTGATCTGTGGGAAGTCAATCTCGTCTCCGACAGATACAACAGTGGTGGGCTTGTATGCCTTGATGAATTTAGCGATGGTCTTAGTAGCACCAACGGAATGAAATGGGGACTGTAAATCGCTGATAACTACTATCTTCTTCATGTTACTCCTTGGGCCAAGTGTTATCCAGCACCATCATGGCGATAGCACTGTAGTTCAGTAGGTCTATGAAGGAGTCACGAAGCGACTCGTTCTCTGGCTCTGCGCCAGAATCTAAGAGGTGATTAATGCGGGCTAACTTATCCCACATCCGTACACGAAGGCCGTTAAGTGGGCCGCCAGGTGATTGGCTAATGTTCTTTGGGCCGTAGTCAGCATGCTTCTTCAATAGCAGTTCTTCTGCTGCGCCGAAGATGTTGCCTACATCAATCATTAGTTTCGCGTCTTTGGTAGGGAAATCAGAATCCCATCGTCCGACATTTCCAGGACGATAAACCCCATCTTCTGCAACAGGCTTACCGCCATAGTTATATCCTGGTTCATGCTTGCTCATGCCCATGCCCCTCTTCTTTGATCTGTCCACGATAGATGTAGTTCTTCGTGTCATAATCCAACTCATAAAAGTATATCACAGAGCTACCATCGGGTAAGTGCTGGCACATTTCTATTTGATCTAACACCCAGTACACATCAGGCACAGGTGTGCCATCCTTTGGTCCGTACATAAATGTCGGTCTGCTCACTTAGTCTCCTGTGAGATAACCACCGATGGCTCGGAAGTGTTGTTGTCGTACTGGCTTGCTATCTTAATAGCAGCCTTTAAGCGTACTGTTGCTTCGTTAACATTCTTAGGAAACTCATAAGCACTCAGCGCACCGAAAGCATATGACTGACCAGAACCACCAGCATAGATACCGCGCTTATCTCTGGCCCATGTCCATGACTCATCAATGGCATAGACAAAAGTGTTGAGTGAGATGATGACTACGCTGCCAATGTCTTTGTCTACCTCGTAGCCTAGTTCCTGGTACTCAGAGCGCCACATAGGAATTACCTCAGCAGTCATAAACTTATCGGCTGCTTCCTGAGTGTGGATACCATTAGGCTTAGGCAGTTCCACCGCATGCTGGAGTAGTTGGGCTACGCGGAAGTCTCCCGCTACGCCAATGACATAACTATTTTTACGAAAAATTTTTCCAGCATTTTTGGGTAGCTCGAATATAGTGCCAGCGTCTACGACTCGTGTGTCAGCAGCGATGACTGACCAACCGTTGCCTTGATAGGCAGCAAGGGTAGTCATGCGTTGAGTCTACCATCTGCTAGGTGCCAATACTCAGAACTTATCTCGCTTCCAAGATAGTTCCTGCCCAACTTCTTGGCAGCAAGGGCTGTGGTGCCAGAGCCAACGAAAGGATCATAAACCAAATCACTTTCGTTAGTCCAGGAAAGAATATGATCGTGGACTAGAGCCTCTGGAAATACTGCTGGGTGAATGGTCTTGTTCTGAGCCACGGCGCACTCCCAAATGTTGTCTTTATATCTCTCGGTGTTAAGAATAAACTTCTTCTTTGTACGCTCTTTGCCAGTGGTAATTTTCTTTACAGTTGAGTCATAGATTTTGCCGCCCATTTTGGTAGCCTGCATCAAAGGATTAAAGATATTGGGCTGACCTTTAGATAGAACAAACATATACTCAAAGACATCAAAGTATCGCTTGGTCTTCACCTTGGGCATGGGATTGGTCTTGCGCCAGATCATAGTGTCGTGCAAGTTAAACCCCACTTCTTTGAAGTAAAGTGCCTGACGAAAGCTGGTGCCAGACTCGCTTCCTTTGATTGTGGAATCTCCAACGATCCAAACCACCACCCCCCCCTGCTTCATCACACGATAAAGACTAGAGGCAACGGATTCAAAGTCAAAAGAATATCCATTGTATGTTCTCAAAGAATCATAGGGCGGCGATGTAACCACAAGATCAACAGAGTTATCATCTAACCTAGCCATGGTGTCTAAACAATCTTCGTTATATATAATGTTCATTGTGCTATCCGTTCCTTGAACCAGTCAGCACCGTATTCAAGAAAGACATCATTAACATCCATGTTGTCTGGCATCATGATGACGGTGGCTTGGTTCAAATCTTCCTTTATACGCTTGGCCAATTCTTGCCCAGGATTTTGACCAGACTCTTTAATGTCGTTGTCCGCAAAAATAAGGATACGCTGATACGATTCGAATAGTTTAGGAAAATGCTCTTTCCACTGGGAGACACCCGCCACTCCCACTGTAGGTATTCCCACCAAACCCGAAAGAATGATCGTATCAATCTCTCCTTCGCAAATGGCGATAGTGTCAGAATAGACATGAAGATCAACAACATTGAATAGCCCAACCTTTTGACCTGTTGGGTAAAGATACTTAGGTACTGAGTCATCTATGCTCCGAAACTTTAAGCCTACGACACCAGCTGGTGTGCGATAGGGAATGGATAATCTGCCAACGGAATGTTCATGTCCAGCACTAGGCTCCACGACGCTTCCAAGAAGGAACGTATCCGCCACTTCCTTTGTTATGCCGCGCCCCCGTAGGTAGGAGACTGCCTGTGGAGTGAGCGCGTTGTGATACCTGTGCGCTGACTCCGTTAGCGATTTTCTCTGCTCGCTGTTTAACATCTCTAAACTCCTTTATGTCCTCTTTGCGGGAGACTAGATCGTACACATCTCCCAGTAGGTTACAGACCAGACAGTTGTAGGTCTGCTTGTCCAAATTGTATGCTGCACTTGCTTGTGAATCGTCGTGGATAACACACTTACATGCTACCCACCCATGCTTTGCTATGAGGTGTACGCCGTAATGTTCTAGTACGGCACCCAGATCAGGCTTAGAAATAGTCACATTCGGATTTCATTGCTACTTCGATGATGTTCAATGACTTTGTTAAAGTGGCATTGTGCTTTTCTAAAAGCGTAACCAGTTTCATAGCTTGCTCAAGGTCATGCTTCCATGCCAACCCCTGCTCAGTTTTCAACTTTAGACTGCGAGCAAGCATCTCTTTACTTTGACCATCAAGAACTTTTAATTCTTCCTCTGTAAATTCTGTTTGATTTGCTCTTGCTGATTCATTCATCTCTAACTCCATTCGTCTTCAGCCATTGGTTCAAGTCCTGAACTACCCATGCTTGGTCTAGCCCTGCTTGCCTGCGCTTAACGATAACATAGGCTGGCGGTACTTCTGCTAAGCCACGAGCCTTAGCGTAGTTAGCTGCCTCTAGTGTGGCTTCACGCCAGAACTGTGGCAGTTCCATCTTCGCTGTAGCCTTCAGTTCAAAGATGTACGGCTGTCCTGCAACCATACATACGATGTCACCTTCGTCATCCTTGCCAGCGAGGCGTAGCCTTTCGGCATTAACGCCTCTGCCTCGAAGGAACTTCAAGATGCCAGTCTCAAATGTGCTGCCTTTGCGCTTACCATATGTACTCATAGGTCAAGCATACCAAGCAAATCCTCAGCCCCGCTCTTGATAAGAAAGCGCCGAGCCAATTCCTGATCTTCCTCTGTCACATTGACAACCAAGCCATCAACAAACTGATGAGCCTTGGTCATTCCATCTACCCAATTAGCCATTGATATTACTCCAACTCGTTGCTACAAACTGTGAACTTCGGTCATTGTATAGAGACATTCGGGATGGGTCAGACCAGAGAGTGACATACTTAGAACCATCTGCGCTGTTAGCGGCAAAGCGGTTCTTCACACACGCCACACGAAACTCACCTGTCTGCGGCACAAGAGCCACAGTCACGATCATCTCAGGCAGCTGTGCAATCTTTCCCTGGATAGCCTTACGGGCTGGCGGTAGGTCAGCTCGTCCTTCGTTCTCTGTTGTGTGGTGCAAGAGCATTACGGCTGCATCTGTCTCACGGGCTATATGGTGCATAGCCTTGGCAATCTCTCGTAGTCCTGCCCACTCGTCATTGTGTAGCGACACCACATTCATAGCATTGTCCACAATAATCATATGAGGATATTCTCCATAGGCTTCTCCGTATGCACGGATAGCCAAGTCAATCTCGTCTAGCGTTGGGCTTGGTGCGAAGTCGAACTGAAGATGCTTGATGCTTTCCAATTCATTTCCGTAGAAGTCCTGCCCTGTACCTGTTGAGAATGCTTCTTCAACGGTGGAAACTTTATGTCCAGTAACCATCGCTGCTGCGCGGATGGCTGTTGTGTATCCATCGGTGTCAGCGGATATGTAGAGCGTAGGCACTTTCATTTGTACTGCCATCCACAAAGCGATGAGTGATTTACCAGCATTAGGCTGGCCTGCAATCATAGTCATTTGTCCTCTACGAAACCTAATCCCTTCGGCTGCAAGTGAAGGGACTAGGTCTGGTAGCAGTGCATACTCGTTAGTGCTTTTCGCTGCCGCTTGATGTAGTGACAGCATCAGATATTAACGAACGAACTTAGGCTCGCACTGGTCAGGTGTACCCTTTGGTGACGGGCAGAACCAACCCTTCCAAGCCTTTGGTGCGCCTGGCTTTGACTCACGCCATACCAATGCACCGTGCTTACATTGTCCTTCTGGGAAGGATGTAGGCTGGTTAAATGCTGGAGCTGACTGCTCCACAGTGCCACCAAATGCCGCTGCTGCGTATGCAACATTGCCTCCTGCGCCTGCACCTGTGGCGGTATATGCAGTCGTTGTTACCCCACCATGCCGACGAAGTTCATCAGCGGTGGTTGCAATCAACGCTGCTGTGTCTTGGAGTGTGGTGAGTTGTGCTTCAAGTTCCTCAGAGGTGGTTGCGTAAATGTTAATCAACGCATCCCCACTCTTGAAGTTAACCTGATACTTTGTCTCTGGTGTTGCTGCCATTTGTTTCTCCTTAGTTTGTGTTTGTGTTTGAAAATGGATGGGTGGGTAATGCAGGTCTAGCTCCGCCAAAGGAAGGCATCATGACTAGCCTTGGCGCTGGAAACATCTTAATACGCTTTGACATCTCCACCCAATTCTATTATTTAATTTCTGCCAATGGATCATAAATTTGTGCCAACTGTCCGCCTACTGAGTAACAGTAATCCTTTACTCCGCAAGTATTGCACATCATACCTACATTGGGTAGGTAAATCTCTGCATTTAATCCTCTTACAAACTGAGCAAACAGTTCAGTCATCACGGGGATTGTCCAAAGGTTAAGTCCTGGCACTTCAATAAACTCTGCCTTGCGGGCTGAGTAATAGAAGCCACGGGTAGGTCGTACACCGAACTGCATCTCCATGAGGCAGGCATATAGCCCAAGCTGCATGGCTGAGTCGGGGGTGTAGGAGCCAGTCTTAAAGTCTACCACGGCTAGTTCTCCTGTGGGAAGGACTGCAATTAAGTCAGCAAATCCCTTGATAAGAACATCTCCGAAGTAGTTATTGAATTCGATTTCGACTCCAGGCACACCTTCTGGCGTAACCCAAATTTCGATACCAGATTGCTGCCAGACATTGATAAAGTCGAAGAACATCTTACGACCATTCTCATCCCACCATGCCTTGTCTTCCTTGTTGGGGTAAGCCTTGGATGCTCGCCCACCAGTACGCCAGTCCTGTGGATTGGTGTCGGTGCGCTTCTCAATGTCACCAATAGCTTCATTGAAGGATTCTTCCCAGATGCTATCCCAAGTCAACGGCTTCAACTCTCTCTGCTTCTACTGCCTTGTGAACTTCTCCGAAGACGATGACTGCTGCTTGGCGCAAGCCTTCAACGATGTCAGGGTTAGTCTCAGCCTCAGCTGCTACTTCAATTCGTGCTGCAAGGTTCTTACGCATGATGTATTCAGTCTCGACAAACGCCTGCTGAAAAGCATCTCGGCTAATTACTTTTGCTCGCTTGCTTCCCATTACCACTCCAGTCCTATGAATACATTAAGGATCTGTATTTCAAATCCATACTTATCAAAGCGAAAGCCTAAGCCCCATGATGTCTTGGTGACATGCAAGTAGGAGTAGCCCTTCTTTGTTAACTTGTAGTTACTCACAATCGCTCCAGTCATCCCAGTCATACTCGATTGTGTCTGCGTAGCGTACTGCTTGCTTCAAGAAATAGCCAGCTACCTTGTCGCATGTGTTGCCCCAAAAGCGGAGTAGTGGGTTTGGGTGCTTTTCGATGAGTGTCATATTCTATCCTTAGTTTAGGGTTGGCATTGGAGCGATGGCGAGGCTATCACAGAGAGCGCATCGCATGTCGAGGAAATAGATTCCCAACTCTCCGTCCGTGTCAAACTTGCACTTAACGTTCCATAGGTCTGACCCGCAAGGGCAGACTGATATTGGACCGAGAGAACGGTAGTCACCTTCTTGATTCTTAACTGGCTTGAGGTATGCAATGTCTTTGCTCATTTCTAGAACGGTGCCTTATCTTCTGGTGAGACTTTGCTTGCCTCAAAGGTTTTGAGTAGGAACTTCTCTGCTGCTAAGTGAAATGCTGATCCACCTGCGAACCACCATGCTGGGTCTGATGGTGCCTTCAAGTTTCGCTCCAGCTGAAATGCTTTACCGCAGCGAAGCCACGATGTGAATGCGCTAAATGATCTGTGTTGTACTGTTGTTTCGTTCATGGCCAGAGCGTAACACAGGCCGATGAATGGCCTGCAAGTCAGACACGCCGATGACTGATCTGGCCTATGTGGAAGGATTGATTTGACAAGATGCCTATGGGCATCGCTATAATTGGAGCGAAGCGACAGGGATACGGGAAGCCTCTGGCTTCGGGTAGGAGGCGGCTAGGCTGATAGCCTCCCCGTAGGAAAACGGCATAAAAAAAGAAGCCCCCCACCTGTTAAGGTGAAGGGCCTGGTATGGGTGTTACACTTGCGGTGCTTTAACTGCAGCGTCAGCAGCCGCTAGTCCTGAATTAACCGCAGGGAATGAATCCGCTGGGTTGAAGTAACGGTACAACACTGGCGCACATGCAGCTACAGCCGCACCAGCCAATGACTTGAGTGATGTTGTGTGGTGAACGATGTACTCAGTAAGCACACCACCCACTGCTACATGAAGGTAGAAACCGAGAACAGTCCAGACCTTTGGTGGAACATTGACGAGGTATTTATTGCTAGCCATATTTACTCCTTTAGGATGTCCACTTCGGAGAGCCGAAGCCACTAATAAATACTACCATTTTCCGCTTGTTGTCGGTGCGGTAAGCGCGGGTCTTGAGGCATACCTCTCCGCCATTGGCTTCACTGCCAGTCTGGCCATCGGGGATGGTGTTGCCTTCGATGGTGGTTACGGTGCCGTCTCCGTTGTCTCGGATGACGATACCCACATGCTCGATGCCCTTGCCGTCAAAGTTGAAGAAGACAACATCACCAGGCTGAGGTTTGGCTGTGGCGGGGTTTGACCAGCGGCCCTGACCCTTGAAGCCTTCTGCTCCAGCAGGGGTGTATACACAGTTAGGCATGCCCTTGAACTTGATCTGGTTGGCACACCACATGACGAAGGAGCCACACCATGCCTGTAGGTCATGGCCTGTGAACTTGCCATAGACAGTCTCGTTATTCTTTGGGCCTTCCTTTACACCTGTCTGGGTGCGGGCCATGGCTACGAAGTCTGCTGCTTGTGTCATAGGTCATACTTCGCTTTCATAATCTCGACATCAATCTTGATAACCTGCTGGTTTTCCAGCAATGCTTCGACCTTGTTAATCAGACCAGTCTTACCATCGTTGTATAGCGCATACTCGATACGGCTAGTGCGCTGATCCATCTCCGTCAGGCAGGATAACTCTTCTCGAATCTCATCCATGTGCTGTTCCATAAACTTATGGAGGAAGTGTTTGATGAGTATGCCAATACCTGTCAGGGTGGCAGCGCCTACGAAGAAGTAGGAATAGACGATGGTGGCTGTGTCTGATGAGAACATGTTATACCGTTCTAATTTGGGCTAGGATCATGCCACCAAAGCCAGAGAAACGGCGCTCAGGTGGAGTCAT